TATTATTGATATTCCATCATGTCTTTATTTTGATTTGACGGAATGGATAAATTCAGATAATATGTCAGAGCAGGAAAAGATTGATAATCCTAATTATAAAACAACTGATGGATATTTAAAGACATATTCATATCAAGAAGCAGCTATAAAGTCAATATCTCAGGCATCAGAAAAAGATAAACAATTAATCAGGGCATTACCTAATTTTGACCCAGGTATTTTTGAAGAAATATTTGGTATCAGGATTTAAGGAGGAGAAAATGAACAAAATTAAACTGATTAGATATATTAAGGACAACGGGCTGGAATGTGACATCAATCAATTATCTGTCAATACAGGTGTTGCAGTCGAGAGAATACAGCAGGTCATTAAGGGTAATAAATTGGGGGACTATGTTAAAAGCGTGTGGGATAACATGGCAATGGACTTAACCGACCATATTTCAGGACATTACACAATTACTGGGCTGGCTGAAAAATATGACATTAGATATTTGACATTATGGAGATATGTAAGAGATAAGAACCTGCAACACTTATTTTCACGGCGTAGAAGGCACGGCACGGCTTATTATAATAGAATTAATGTTTTGCTTGAAATGTTGCGGGAAATGCCTATTCTGGAAGTGTCGAGGATTGCTGATAAGAAAAGATTGAGACCCGCTTCACGGCAAGGCTTATATGACTTATGTGAGGTATATGGAGTAACACCGCTAAAGATGAAAAGAAAGATGAAAAAGAAAAATGTCACTATCTGACATAAAAAAAGAGAACAGGCGTAAGCAGGCAGAGGACTATATCTGCGGTTTAATCGAGGGCTGTCCGGCACTTGCGGAATGTGATACTGAGATGTATGACCTGCCAGATTGGTCTTTGCCTGTAGAGTCTTACGAAGAAGGATTGAGGAAGCTAATGAAGAAATGGAGGGATAAATATGAGCAACGAACTACCAAATGATTTAAATGCTGAGGCTGGTGTATTATCTGCCTGCCTGATAGAGAAAAAAGCAATAGTCAACAGCTTATCTTCTGGACTATCTGAGGCTGACTTTTACAGGCACTCACATAAGATATTATTTAGGGCGATTGTGGCGTTATATCACGATGGTATAGCGGTAGATACAATAACTTTAGCCAGTCACCTTAAGAAGCATAAAAACTTTGATAAGGCGGGTGGATTTGAGTATATCAATCAGCTTACAAGCGTTGTGGTGAGTGGGGTAAATATCAAGGCACATATCGACATAGTCAAGGAAACCTCACGACTGCGACAATTTTCATTATTAGCTAAGTCGATGGCAGATGACCAGACAGCCGGATTGACCTCTGCGGAAATGTGCCAGAAGTACAATTCTGAGGTTGCTAAGATTATGACAGTCGGTGGTACTCAAACTGTATCGGTTGGTGAGGTACATGATGTATTGGAAAAGAAATATGATGATGGAATTGAGCTATTAGACACCTATCCTACCTATATGGATTGCATTGATTACTATGTTACTATGGCTTCGGGGAATGTGGTTGTAATAGCCTCACGCCCCTCTATGGGGAAATCATCTTTCGCAAGACAACTGGCTTATAATTGGAGTTCTATCGGTCGGCACAGGGTTTTAGTGTTCACGCTGGAAATGGATGTAGAAGAGTTCACTATAGGATTGCAATCTATGGCAGGTGAAATACCGTCAGAAAAGATTTACAAGCACTCGATGAATGAATATGAGCTTACGAGGTTTGTATCTATTGGCGATACCTTACGGACTGCTGACATACAAATCAATGACGCTGGTAAGGTTACGCCTGAGATGATACGGCAGGTCTTGGATAAACATGAAGCTGACGGTAATAAGTTTGACATACTCATAGTGGACTATTTGCAACTCATGTCAGCGACTGGAAAGTTTTCCAGTAGGCAACAGGAAATATCGGAAATATCAAGACAGATGAAGGTTATCGCTAAAGAGAAAAAGATACTGGTAATTGCTATGTCTCAGCTAAACAGACAACTGGAAAGCAGAGAGAACAAAAGACCTATGCTCGCTGACCTGAGAGAGTCGGGAGCTATTGAACAGGACGCTGATATAGTAATGTTCCTGTATCGTGGTTGGGTTTATAACAAGGATAAAAATGAATATGAAATGGAAATAATAGTCAGGAAAAACAGGCATGGTGCAATCGGCACAGGTCATGCCTTATTCTTTCCTGACAAGACGAGATTTGCTGATAAAAAATGGTATAAGGAGGAATTATGAAAAAAGCAATAGCAATCTTACTCTTACTGTTATTGACAAACTATCTCATGTCACAGGGTATAGAGCCAGATAAGGTAGCACACTTCACGGCAATCACTGGGTTGTATATATTATCAGATTGTGTGTGCGAGTGGACTAATATGCCTCGATATATCCCACTCGTATTATGTGTAGGAGTTTCGTTTGGCAAGGAATTTAGTGACCCATTCTTTAATTGGCGTGACATATACGCAGATGGCGTGGGTTTGACATTTGGCGTTGCGGTTAGATTAGCAGATTTAAAATCAAGGAGGTAAAAATGCAAAGACACGGAATAGAAAGGATAGCGGGCGAGGAGTGGAAAGAGATAGGTATAGAACATGGCAGATAAAGACGACACCAGATACATTGAGGTAGTTGACCTACACAAGCTGAAAGGCAAAAAGCAATTCAGGGAGTATGTGGCTAATCTATCTGACACATATAACCTGAATATGTTCACGGCAGGCATACCCGAACTAAAAGTCGGTGAATATGAACTATCATGTAGTTACATTAAAAATGGCAGTCCAGAACTGTATGGGTATTTATACTGGCGGTTAAAGTTGAACGAGCAGATACATGACTGGTATCATTGCGGTCTTGACGCTCCGACAACCAACTTTTTTCCCCATCTGAGAAATGCTCTTGAAAGATAATTTAATGAAAGTATTGACAGATATTTCAGATAATATTACGTTGGCAACAGATAAAAACAAGGAGGTTATATGAACAAGAAGGAAGCTAAGAGAGAAATTGACCGCAAGATTTTAGATAGGGAAATGGTCAGTTATATTAAACGCAATCCCCTAAATCTTACACCAAAGGGCATCGCAAAAGAGCTGAATGTTTATCCTCAAAAAATTTATGGGCTAATTAAAAGCCACCGTTTGCAAAAATATATCTATAATCCAGAACAGGATATTATTAATTATGTTAATGCAAACAAAAAAGAGGAGCTGTTAATATCGGGCATATCTAAAAAGTTCCACATTGATTACAGGGATGTTAAAAACATACTTAGAAGGAATAAATTAACCAGTCATTGTTCGGGCTTTTATAATCATCGCAGAAAACTCTCTCATGATAAGATAATAGAATGGTGTAAGGAACACTCTATTTCTGAAGTGTCAAGAATGGCACGTAACGAGAACTTGCTCCCCCAATCAAGACAGGGAATTTATGATTTATTAAACAGGCACAGCCTCAGCTATGATAACAAGGAGGTTATATGAACAAGATACCGTTCAAGAGCAAGGCAGAGTGGTTAGGGCTAAGAAAGTCAGGGTTAGGTGGCTCAGACGCATATCAAATTATCCTGAATAAGTATGGCTCACCCTTTAAAGTATGGCTCGATAAGACTAACCGTAATACTAAGGAAACAGAGGAAACTACCCCTATGTTACATGGCAATTTGGTAGAAGATGTAATCAGGAACTGGTTTATATCTGAAACTGGCTATAAGGTAGATAAACCGTCTTACATTATCCGTTCAGAAGAATATCCATTTATGTTCGCTTCACTTGACGGTCTTGGCGTTGATGAAGATGGCAAGCAGTTTATCTTAGAGGTCAAAGATACATGGGACTATGAAAATGAGGTAATGCTGAAAAATGGCGAACTACCCAAACACTGGCTTGTTCAATTACATCATTACTTCGCAGTAACAGGCATTGACTATGCTTATTTGGCTTACTGGTTTGGTAACAGGCTTATGGAATGGATAAGAGTCGATAGAGACGATGAACTTATTGAGCTTATAGTAAAGACTGAAACTGATTTTTGGCAGAAGGTAACAGACGATATAGAGCCTGAGATAACCTTTGCTGATGAAAGCACGATTGCCTATATCCAGAAGCAGAAGTTTGGGGAACTTATAAATGAGACAATAGATAACCCTACTGTTATTACTGATATGGAAAAGCACTATAATTTAGGGCAACAAATATCAGCATTAAAACTGGAACGTGACGTGGTTAAATTGAAATTACAAAATCAGCAGGGAAACTATCGCAAAATGACATCTGGTATGTTTATTGCCAGTAACAGCAGGCGTGTCAAAACAA